TAAAACGCCCGGTCTCTTTTTTACTCCAATATTTGTACTTTGTGCACCACGCCGCAAACTCCCAGAGGCGCAAGTTGCTGCTGAATAGCCTCTGCCTGATCGCGTGTCCAGACATCCGCCACCGATACTGTATAGATTACTCCAGACTCCGCCACATGCTGTGTCCACGCTGCCGGATCTTCGTAGCTAATATTTAGATCAACATCGCCTTTGATGCCTGCAATCTCGCCACAGCTCGTATACTGCCATACCGTAAGCCATCGATCAACCGGTGGCTTATAGCTCTGATCCGGCTCATCGGCAAACAACATCGTGCGATAGCCTTTGTAGTATCGAGCCACCCACAACCGTGTTCCAGAAAACGCATTAAAGTCAAACCAGCGCTCATTGTACACGTACAACCCAACGTACAGTCCAAAGCTGTACCCTGCTGCCGTTATAACCTCCTGCGCCGCGCGGATGCACTCCGTCAGCTTTGCGGCGCCAAGCGGTCGCAGCACGTCCTTATCCTCCACATCCCACCAGACCATTGTACCAGTCAGTCCATAAGACTGTAGCAACGCTACGACCTGCTGTGCTTCCTGTCGCGCTGCCTCCGGCGTGGCGGCATAGGTGTATTTGTAGACCGACATCGGGATATTACGCTTCCGGCAGCCCTCCAAATTTGCGGCAAACTGATGGTCTGCCTTGCCCGACCGGCGCACGCTGCGCAGGATTGCAAAATCTACATTCTTGGGGATCTGCGCCCAGTTGATTGCGCCCTGATTATCTGATACATCTATTCCTTTCCACATAATCATTACCTCACCACAAAATTCTCCCATTTTTTGTAAGCGTCCACATAGGTTTCCTGCTTGTCACCGTTGTGTGTGATCTCATAATACATACTGTCAGAAACAGTCGTACTCAGCAGCGCCTTATGATTCTGCAGGGACTTGCAATACCAAACTACAAATACGTCATCCTCTGTAATCTGCTTCTTGTCGGTTTTGTCCGCGTGGCTGTTAAAATAGTCCATGACAATCTGCTTGCATTTCTCCAAAAACTCTTTGCTTCCCATACTTTCAATCCTCCGTATAATCTTCGATTACATCACGCTTAACCCCGCGCCGGGAGATAATCGGATCACCTTATCCTTCCTGCTCTGCCTGTTCCGCTTCAATTGCCGCTGCATCTGTCATCCCTTCCCCGATTACATAGCCGATAACAGTAGCACCGGCCATAATAAGCGCAGAGATCTGTGCAGCTTCATTTTCCGTGCCGCCGCACGCAACAACCATTAAAGTCACAAATGATGCTACACTTAACCAAAGTTTTCTACTGGTTAGTTTTCTCATCCAATCAATTTTTTTCATAATTCTCTATTTTCTCCTTTGTTTCTATATTAAGTAGGGATTTGAATGCCATCAACGACAATGGTGCAATTAAAGGCATGGATGCCAGAGAGGATGGAGTGTACATCACCTATGTGCCCTCTTCTGGTGCTGATTCAGTAACAAAAAAATTGGGTAACGAACCTCAACTGCTCGGAACGCTAACTGGCAACGGAACTTTTGATTGTAAAAAAATTGCAAACTATAAACAGCTTACAAAAGATAATTTTTTTATAATTCCCAAAACAGTCAGAGCCAGATTCAACGCACCTAGGGGAACGGATTCCAGCAATATGGGATGGAATAGTACAAAAGAATTAAAAAGCATCGAATACAATGCGGATACAGGTATTCTTTCGTTTTATCTAACTACTTCTGATAGCTATTCGTATGGCAGCTATTGGACAAAATCATATTCAATAGATATTACAGGTGATTTATATTGCGTTTTTTAAATATAATGAACACGAACTGTTCTTTGCTTTAATCCAGTACCGTATTGTATTAAAACGCACTCCGTATGGCGCGATGATATGGAAAGAATTCCTTTATCAGCATCATAATTCCAGTCATATCCGACTCCTGTTCTTAACATGGAAGTGTTCCAGTTTGCCATATCAAGATCTGAAAGCATTCGTGGGAACAGAGTTTCCCATAAAATCAAATCCTTGTAGTTAGGTATATCAGATATATCTATCGACATTGAGCCAGAGTTTGCAGTGGGGGTTACAGTAAAATCTCTATATGTGAGAGACCCTAATTTTACCTTCATTCCATCGGCTGTAGTTCCCCAAAAGTTAGTGCCGTCCCACTGAAGTCCCGTCCCGTCTGGAAAACGCTGGTTCAAATCCCTACTTAATACTTTCGCTGCCTCTCCGGCACCGTTGCACCGGTGCAACTTACCCCTATAACCTCTTTTAGACCGTCTTGCGGCGGCCTCAAAAAATCCCATATAATGCGCTCACATCATGCTGCCATAAAGCGCCGATGCGATGCCCTTACCTGCTCTTTTGTTACTGTACAATAGATTCGCGTGGTCTCAATTTTGACATGGCCCAGCAGCTCCTGCACCTGCTCGATCGGCATGCCCATCCTCAACAGATCCGTGGCCGACGTCCGCCGAAACCTGTGCGGATGCACTTTGCTTACCCCCGCTGCACGCCCAATCTTTTTTAAAATATTCCTGATGCCAGATTTTGTCAGGCGCTTATGCGGCGCTCGTGTCCCTACAAACAAGGCAGGATTATCGTCTGTCCTGCTTTCCAGGTACAGTTTCAAATGTAGGTGTGCCCGAGCGTTAAGATATACTTCCCGCTCTTTATTGCCTTTTCCCAGCACCATAACGTCATCCGATTCCCAGCATATATCATCCCGGTTTAATCGGCACAATTCCGACACTCTGACCGCGCTGGAATACAAAAATTCAACGATCGCCAGATCACGCTCCTGCTCACAGGCGCGTCGTACTTTTTCCAGTTCTTCGGGCGATAGCGGCTTCTTAACCGCTTGCTTGTACTTGATCGGCTCCAATCCATCCACAGGATTCCGCAGTATCACCTTTTTGCGCTGCAGCCAGCGGAAAAAGCTATTAAAAACAAGGCGGATATTGTTCATGTACCTGTTCGATACATGCCGAAGATCCTTATACTTTTCCATGTATGCAATCAAATCATCATCGTCAATATCCTCCACATTCTTCCCCACATATGACAGCATACGGCTTAAATGTAACCGATACTGTTCGATCGTCCCTTCAGATTTCCCATTCTGCCGGAACGTATCCAAAAATACCCGCAGATAATTTTGACCATTCTGATCAACACGCATTAGCCCTGTCTCTTTTTTGCTGATGTCATAGCCGCATAATTGCACCCGGACAACACTTTTTAAGCGCGCAAGTTGCTCTTGGTCCAAAACAGGCGTCATCGCCTGTAGGATTGCCATTACAATTTCGTCTTTCATGGACATTCACCTCCTGCCGCCATGTTATCAGACGGCAGGGGTAAGATACATTATTCAGTTGTTTTCTTTTGCCAGTTCAGCCTCTACTTTTTTCTTCCAGAGGCTCGGCACTTCATCAATCGTCATTCCACCGTTTTTGATTCTGTTGACATAAAATTTTACCATTATTTTTTCCTCTCTTTCTCAATGTCAAAGGCTTACGCCCTGTGCTTCTGCCATTCCGGACACGACATCCCCCAGATCCTGGATCGCGCCATCCTGAATACCCTGACCAGCTTCCAGATGACGCAGTCTCATTTCAATCAGACTCTCCTGCTCTAATGTCACTGTAACAACATCCTCCTCCGGAGTTGCCCCGATTGTCTTTGTAATCTCACGAAAGATGTCATAACGCTCATGTGTCGCCTGCACATGGCCTTCTGCATCGCACTGCTGGATCAGTTCTAAGTTGTTCTGACCGGCGTCTCTAAAAGACTTTTCCAGTGTGGTAATATCGCCAGCTTTAAAGCTGATTGCAAGAGTACCAGTTCCAAATCCGATGCTGTCATAAGGCAGCTCCACTTTGTTTCCTAAGATAATTTTTTCTTTCATGTATTTTTCCTTTCTCCCGGTTTTCCGGGTAAAAAATTAAGACCCCTTTCGGAATCTTATTGACATAGTTTTTTGTCCCCCTTACTCAATTAAGTAGGGATTTGGGCGGTCTGTCTTTTGGTCAGGATGCTGATGGCAACTGGGGATTCAAGATCGGAGGTGCTGATCCAGTAGTCCCTTTTAAAGGTGAGCCGGACTTCGATTACGAACACAACATAACAATTCCGTATATTGTTGTGGCTGGCAATCCAAATGTTCTTCACTACTACACCATGACAGAAAAGGACGCTGAATATTCCTACTTGGCATTATTCGCAGTTACTGCGGGCAGCGTTGTTTCCATAGAATTAAGCGGTGCTAGTGGGCCATCGTTCGTGTGCAACAAACCAGGCGGATCTTATTCCTTTGCCATTATTAAAGATCCGATTTTAAACGGGAAAGTTAATTTTAGACACGGAGGAACAGGAGACGGACATGTTTTTAAACTTATGATTAAGTAATATTAGCGATACCACACTCGCACAATCTCAGATCCGAACGCAGTTCCATTACTATTTGAAGTGCTAAAAGTGATTGTTACGGATTCTGTTGTATATGTCACATTAAGAGCATTCCAACCTTCCCATCCACGAGATACGAGACCGGCGCAAACAATCTCGCCAGCATCTGTAATATCTGAAAGTAAAATATTTTTAGTCGCAGTCCCAGATGCAATCGTGAAATCGACCGATTTAAGAAAAGAAGACGGCGATGGTATTGCTCTATTGCTAATATAATAAACTTTGACATAAAGACTTTTTAGACCATTAACGGATGTCATTACAAGTTCGGAGTTGCTATGTTTTACATACGAGACTCCGATACCAGCGTTTTCTTGGTTCGTTCCTCCATTGTACACTTCAATGAAGAAATCCTTCCCATGAACCATAGATCCAAAATTAGGTATTTCAGATACTTTCGTAAAATGATATCCGTGGTGCCATTGTCCAAATTCGTGTTCTTTGAAATCAACGTTGCCACAGTCAAGGACCGAATATTCTGGCGATTCAGCTAATTTTTTTCGCACTGAATCAGCACCTACAATGTAAAAATTCCCGTTCTCCTGCTCCAGAGAGCAGCCGCCCAAATCCCTACTTAATTGAGTAAGGGGGACAAAAAACTATGTCAATAAGATTCCGAAAGG